GGCCGGGGTGACGCAGGCCAGGGCCGCCGGTCGGGGTAGTGTTGGCCCCCAGGGCCACCAGCAGCTTTTCGCGAGCGGTGGCCACGCTGCACTCCATGTCGTTGAGGCAGACATTCAGCAGCTCGGCATGGCCGGTGCCAAAACCACCAAACGCCGCGGTGATTTCGTTACGGCGGGTGGTGTTTTCCGCCATCACCTGCGCGCGGATTTGCTCCGGGGTCAGGGCCGAACCGCTGGGGGCCGGCGCGGGAGCGGGAGCCGGCGCAGGTGCAGGAGCAGGCGGGGTAACCGAACCGCGCGGGTTGAATTGAGCCTTGAACTCGGGGGGCATATTGGTGAACTCCTGAATGCGGTTGGAATTGATTTGGCCAAAGGCCGTGAGCGGATCGAGAACTTTGTCAGCGAAGCCGGCCGCCACCGCTTCGCTGCCAAACATCCAGGTTTCAGCATTGAGTAATGCGTAGATTTCTTCGGCGGTCTTGCCGGTCTTGGTCATATAGGCCTGGACCAACGAGCCCTCGACCTGATCGAGCAGCTCGGCATACTTGCGCATGTCATCGGCGTCACCGCCCTGAATGCCCCAGGGCTTGTGCACCATGATCGCGGCGTTTTCGGGAATGCTGATCAGGTCGCAGGCCATCAGTATCACGCTGCCCATGGACGCCGCCAGGCTGCCCACGGTGCCCTCTACGCGGGACGGGTGATGCTTGAGGATGTTGTAAATCGCCAGGCCGTCGAACACGTCGCCGCCGGGTGATTGCATGTACAGCTTGATAAGCGACACATCGCCAAGCGCCTTGAGGTCCTTGGCGAACTGCTTGGCGGTAATGCCCCAGGCGCCAATCTCGTCTTCAATGCGCAGCTCAGCGACACCGGCCGCCGCGCGCATGGAATACCAGCTTTCGCCCTGGGGCTTAGGCGCCGCTGTTGAGCCCCTGGGTCGCATGAGCGGCTTATTTTTTTTTCGTTTCATCGGGTTTGTTCTTCCCGTAGTACAGGTGATAGGCGTCCGAGCTGAAAACCAGCCCTTTTTCCCGGTTGGTTTGAATCTCCGCCGTGCGCGTGCGTTTAAGCTCCTGAGGGTTGCGCTGACGCGCCCGAGCCACCTCGGCCTCATCGGCGAAACCCGCCTCCACAAGAATTTTCCAGGCGTTGGCCTCATGCACCGGGTTGATCCAGGGCATCACCGGCCCCTGATAGATCGCGCCGTAAACGGTGCGCGGGTCGACGTCCCCCGGCACTTTCAGCACGCCGCTCACAATCGCGATCCGCAACCACTCGCGGTACACCCGGCGACACCAGTAGTCGATGAATTCGTGCTGCAACAGGTCGTAACCCAACTGCCCCTCGACCAGCTCCTGACGCTGCGCCGAATAGGTGCCGTCGTAGCTGCGGGCCACACTGGAATACGTGCCCCGGGTGCCGGCCGCCACCGCCTTGAGCTGACCGTTACGGAAGCCCTCCAGGAACGGGTTGGGCCGGTTGCTTTCGATCATGCCGACGTCTTCACCCGGCAACAGCGTGTCGACCACCACCCCGGGGGCCAGCGGAAAAGTCCGCTCCGGCGCCTGGGTCTTGGCGGGCACGAAGTCGTCCGGCGTGCCCTTCTTGATGTACATGGCCAGCGCGGCACTGATCCGCGCGGCCACTCGCTCGCTTTCCTCGTAATCCTTGATGTCCGCCAAACGAACCAACACCGCGTGCAACAACGGCTGGCCACGGTTCTGGCCAATCCGTTTGCGGTGCGCGATGTGAATCATCCGATCGGCCGGCACGGCCTTGGTATCGAGCGTCAGCCCGTAGCCCAGGCCATCGCCCGGATGTTGCTTGAGTAGGTGATAGGCCTTGGCCCGTCGCCAGCTATTGCGCTCGATGCCCTGGACAATGCCCTTGGCCAGGTCCGTGTAACTCCACGGCAGGTAATCGGGCTCCAGTAGCTCCAGGGCAAACGGCACCGCATGCAGGTGCTCATAGTTGGCCACTCTGCCGATCAGCATTTGCGCCAGGCCTTCACCGTCGCGTAACCAGGTGCGGCACATGAGGCGTTCCATTTGCGGCCGCGACAACTCGCCCGAGGTTTCCGGCGACAGCGACCACTCCGACCAGGCCGCCTTGATCGCGGCGGCAAAGTCCAGGTGCACATCGCCGGCATGCGTCAGCGGAATGGGCTCGACGGAAATGCCCGGGCCACCCACCACGCGTTCCTCCAGGCGATCAAACAACCCGGTAACAATGTCGTGATCCTCGTCCAGCTTGCGGCACTGCTCGCGCAGCGAAACCGCCGCTTTCTGTAACGACTTATTCGCACTGCCCGACTGTTTTTTAGCCTTGTGCGTGCGGGTCACGTCCGCCGCCTCAAACGCCTGAATCACATTGCGCGCCCGCAAGCGCTGGGCCACAGCACCGGGAAACACCGGCGCCAGGACATAACCCGGGCGCCCCCCCGCGGCGGCATTCTGCTGTGCCGCCAGGCGGCGCTCCCATTCCAGCCGACCCGCCCGAATCTGCGGCAGGTCGGCCATCACCTGCTTGCGGCCGGCGAAAATAATTTCCTTGCCCTCCAGCACGGCCATTTCGGCCTCCAGATAGCGGTCGACCATCGCCTGTGCATTCACAGCCATGCGCCTTGTCCTGTAGTGATCCAGCCACCGGCAGGCGCCGGCTCAGCTGCGGGTTGAAGGTCCGCCGGTTCCGGCACGGGGGCCGGGGCGGGTGTCTCGATAGGCTCAGCGGCCGCTTGCGACTGCTCAATTTCCGATTGCTCGTCGTCGGGCTCATCGTCGGGCTGGGCGTAGTCTTGCGGCAGCCCCTTGGCCAGCTCGTCCAGGTCCAGACCGAAACGCTGCTGGCTGATTCGCAAGGCCGCGAGCACGTACACGAAGTTATCCAGGGCCTCGTTGCGCTTCTTGCTGGCATCCCAGCGGAACACCCGCCGCCCCTTAATCACGACCCACTTCTTGGTCTCCGACGTGAGCTGTTTCAGCTCGTCGTCATCGCAAATGTCGTCATTGAGCGGGAAGTGCACGCAGCCAGGCACCGGCTGGTCGCCGTTGGGCGGCAACTTCAGGCGGTTGTAAATCAGCTCTTTGGCGTTATCCGTGCCCACCTCGGTCAGGTAGGTTTTGCTTTTCTTCTCTTTCTTGCGCGGCATGTTGGCAATGGGCTTGCCGTAGGTGCTGGCCCCGAAAATCGGGATCACCCAATGCACGCCATGCTTGCGGCTCTCGGCCCGGACCTCATCGGAATAGTGGCCGCCGGCGTCCCAGCACCAACGCTCGACGCCCATAACCTGGCCATCGGCCCGCATGAACTGGCGATGCAGCTCAATGCCCACTTTGCGCCGCAACTCGACGCTGGCCGGGTCGCCGTACAAGATGAACCGGTGTACCAGCCAGCTTTCCTCACCAGCACCAAATGCCCAGACTCGGCCCTCATAGCGGTCGTCTTGGGTATCGACGGAACCGAACAGCGCCACGCCTCGGCCAGGCACCTGCGCGTGATACATCTCGCGACGATCGCGCAGCTGCTCCCAGCTGACTTTTTCCGACTGGTCTTCTTCCCACACCTCGCCCAGGGTGGTGTTGACGAAGGTCTTGAGCTTGCCCAGGTCCTTGCCGACTTCCAGCCGCTCGGCCGCAATGTCGACCCAGGTGGTGAACGTCGAATAGATCGTCCAGATATGAAATGTGACCGAGCGCGGGGTGTTGATCGGCTGATCATTCTTGCCGAACCACTCCATGCCGTTGCGGGTCCAGATGCCGGTGTAATCGCAGATATACCGGCCGGTGTTCGACGCCTCGACCATCTCGTGATATTCGAAAGTGCCGCCCTGGCAGTGCTCGCACAGATACCAGGCGCTTTCGACTTCGCCCAGCTCGTCCTTGCGCCACTTGAGCCCATAGGGATCGTCTTTGCCGCCCCACTTTAGGTACTGCTCGCCGCCACAGCAGGGCGGCTTGATGTGAAAGCGCAAGAAGTGCGGCGACTTCTCGGCCGCCCGGCTGATCTGGCACTGCCCGGCAATGCCGAGCGTGGAACCGCGTATCGATTTCTTGTAGGTCGCTCCCTCAAGGCGCTTATCCCCCAAGGAAGTTGGCGAGCCCTCCCCCTCAATGTCGTGATCGAATTTCGACAGCTCGTCGTAAATCACCTCGTCCG